GCGTGGTCATCGAAGAGGCCCGCACGCACACCTGTCACCTGGTCGTGCTTGGCGCGGTCGAAACCCTGCTTGCGCTCAGCGATTGCCAGGACCAGCAAAGGGACCAGTACCTGGCGGTTTAATTTCAAATAATAAACAATCGCATAACGAACTTCCTAAGTTCAATAATTTGGGAATCAATAATCAACTAAAGTCAGTTGAATGCCCTGACACATCATGTCAGGATTTCCCGGATCTATCAGTAACAGTTTATGATAGAACCTGTGCTCTCATGAGAGGTATCGATTTGATACTTACTCATCATGGATGCCCTTCCGAACTAAGGGCAGACTGTGTTCAACAGTTGCACGACCATTTAGATACTTCTAAGGGTGAGGATGTGTGGGTAAAGCGTACAAAGTACGTTCTAGCCTATCCTTTAGCCCAGTATTTAAAACAGTCCGATAAACCTAAGTCTGCCGATATACCATTTACTTGGCGTACCGGTAGATTTTCTAGGTGGTTCGGGAAAAGATTGAGAGAACATTCACGTCCTAATACTCATCTTTTCTATAGTTGGTTTCAAGCTAAGAGGGCTTGTTTACCATGTTCTGAAGAACATATAGAGGAAACCTATAAAGATCATTTGTCTCGCTTGACTGCCAACGATAGCGGGGATGTTCATGTTATAGATTCTATCTTTAGAGATAGAACGTTCCAATATGTTTTGAAGAAGATCGAGAGGTCCGTCAGGGAGAGTTACGAACAGAGTCAGTTTGATCTGTCGCCTTCTACTTCTTCTTGTTTCACTCATCAACGAAGTGAAAACGGGCAGTATGGTTATATTAGATCATACCTCGGTTACGACTTTATCACAGACGCGTTTGATACTGAACTTGTTTCCATGGGCTTTGCTGCTTGTGGTTACAATTCTGGTATTAGACAATATAACGTAGTGTATGAAAATCGTCGCTATAACTCCCATGGTAGAACTATCGATGTCCAAAGGTGTCTTGATCTTAATGCACTTAAGATAGTTAATAAACCCAATCTTTCCTGCTGTATTCAGGCAGTTATAGAACCTCTTAAAGTCCGAGTTATCTCAAAAGGAGAAGCTTTACCGTACTACCTTTCTCATCCTATACAGAAGGGTTTACATAGTGCGATGCGTCATATGGATTGTTTCCGTCTTATCGGACAACCATTCTCGGCAACAATGCTTTACGATCTTGCAGAAAAATCTGAGTCATACTTTAAATGGCTTTCTATAGATTACTCAGCTGCAACAGATGGTCTCTCCTGGCAGTATACCAAACAGATATTAGGATATCTAATATCTGGTCTACCTGCTAGTGAGCGCAGAATAGCTATGGCTGTTTTGGGACCACATGATCTATACTATCCTTCTGATGGAGGTATAGAGTATCGTGGACGTCAACGTAATGGTCAGTTGATGGGTTCAATTTTATCCTTTCCTATTCTATGTCTTGCTAACCTGGGTGTGTATCTTAAAAATACACAGGCTTTTCAGGAGGACTGGTCTCACGAAGAACGCTTAAGACACGTTTTAGTGAATGGAGATGATATGTTGTACGCAGCACCTGCTAATTATTTTGATACACATAAATCTATAAGTAAATGTGTAGGGCTTGAAATGAGTCCTGGAAAAGCATATGTTCACAAATCTTACGTTAACATTAATAGTGTATCCGTACATTATGACCTATCCTTGATCAACAGAAAGATGCGTTATAATAGTCTTTATGGTAATCAGAATCAACTATATGGAAAGAATCAACCCTCCCCTTGGAGGATCGATTTTCTAAATACTGGTTTATTCTTTGGAAACCATAAAGTTATGGGTGGAAGTGATGATAAGTTCTACTTCAAACATAAGAATGGTATAATGGTAAGTGGTCGAGTGGGTGACCTAAAGTACGATGAGCTTCTTCCGAACTTGAATGCCGTTTTAGCTGGTTCACGACCAGGGAAACAGTATGATCTTCTCAAAATGTACTTACATATTCATAAGGATCAACTTAGAATGGATATGACGTTTGACGTTTTTGGTCATTCGTATGTTCGCAATCTATTCCTCCCAATCGAGTTGGGCGGCTATGGAATAGATCCTCCCGTAGGTTGGAGGTATAAAATAACCAAATGTCAGAAGAGGGTAGCCTTAGCCATGATAGCGAAAGCTGATGGCAAGATCGCTTCTTCACATTCTCCGTTAAGGGGCTTTCCTTTGATCAAGAAGGATGACCTAATCCGTGTTCCCTATCGTATCACGGAAAGTAAGGTCTTGGAGCGAACAGAGCTAGTCCTGATTTATTCTAAGCTTTTACACTCAAAGTTGGATAGTAACCGTTATTTCCCTCTTGGGACAACGAAGTATAAGTTCCAACTTAAAGCTCATAAATTAGGCTTTAGTACATATTCAAGTTCAGAATATCGGATTTCTATGAAAGATAGATATCGTGATCCAAATTTGGCATCACTACTCTATTCATTAAATACTTTTAGAGATTTAGTGGATGAGGTAGAAGTATGCTAGGCACAGATCCGGGGCTTTAGTCTATTCTTGCTTGGTTGACCTAAATTATGTCGTTAAACTGATTTAGCTGAATGCTGAATTCGAGTAGATGAGGTTTGCAACCTTGACTACCCAGATATTTCATACAGGGACGTTTCAAAACGTTTTTGAGTGTATATCTGAGTGTCCTAGATAGCTTTCTACTTCAAATTATCAGGTCAGCTGGCGAGAGCCACAATGGGGCTTATATGATTAATTAACCAAAACGGTGTCTTTCCTTTAAAGACTTAATACTTCCGTGCTAAATGGAGATTCTCCTAAATGCCGAACGACTGCTACGGTTAGCATATATAATTCGAATTGGTATATCTAAAAGGATCTCTCCAAGGGGAGTGGTCTCGGGTCTTTGAGCTTACTTTGGGCACTTAGTGCCGCAGGTTAGTGATAGATCTGATTTATATCTGAGTCTACATTTCATTCTGAGAAGTATGTCGTAAGATGTATTGGATAGGAGTTTGGCATGGGGTAACCTAGCTGTCCTTATCAGTCCATGTTTAAGTAGATAATTATGTATGTACATATAGGTGTACAGTCTCCAGTGTGATTCCTGGGGATCCCATACATGAATCAATCAAGTAAGAAACCTCGTGCACCGAGTAAAAATAGTGCGAAATTAAAACCTAAGAATCCTCCGAAGCAACGAAGGATGGTACGGACAGCAAGAACCCAAGGTCAAGGACCGGTTCAGAGTGCTGCTGTTTCGTACTCTCAACTTCAGGGGTCTTCAAGACCTGAAATGAGATCTGTTCAAAGTTCGAGTGACCTTCGAATAAGGGTCAAGCATCGAGAGTACCTCAGCGATATTGCTGGGTCTGTATTATACGCAGTATTACAGACGTCAATTAATCCGGGTTTGCCTAATTCATTCCCGTGGCTTTCGACAATTGCAGCGAACTTTGAATCATATGTATTTAATAGTCTTTGTTTCCAATATAGAACACAATCGTCCACTGCGAGTATTGGTAAGGCTGTCCTCAGTGTTGACTGGGATGCCGCTGATCCTGCTCCGATATCAAAACAGGCGCAGCTTCAGGAAAGGACTAAGGCCGATGATGCCGTCTGGGCTAATTTCGATTTGATCTGTGACTCTCAAGATCTTAAGAAGTTTGGGTACCAGAGATACATACGTACTGGAGGCCTACTTGCTAACCAGGATATCAAAACATATGATGTTGGTAATCTCTGGGTAGGTGTCCAAGGTGAGGCTAATGCAAACACAGTTGGGGAACTGTGGGTATGCTATGATGTGGAACTCATCACTCCACAGCAGAATCAAGCTGGTCTTTCAGGAGCTGAAAAGATTGTAGCTAATGGTGCGATATCTACCGCAAATCTTTTCGGAAGTACACCTGTGATTACAGGTGCTATGACCGCTTCTGTCTTAGTTAATACTCTGACCTTCCCTATCGGAGGTCAGTTTCTAGTAGAGATCGATGCTATTGGAACAGTAATAACGCTTAATTATACTCTTTCTGGTACGGCGACCTTCTTAAACGTACAGGGTGTAATTAATTCTGCGGCCACACAGTTGTTGCAATCCTTCACAGTTAGTGCCTCCCCGGGTCAGACTATAGTGCTAACTGCTAACGCGACAACAATAACTGCGAACACTGTTCGCATTGCTCCATATCCTGTTGCTCTTACATAGGATTTTAAAGGTTTTACCCTTTGCTTGATTGGGGATACTAATCAAGGATGTTATTTCTTATTATTACTAATACGAGAGATAGGTACTCAACGCCACACTTTTGTGGGGGCCGCCGCGCTTTGTTCTTAGCGAGTGGAGCCCTAATCCATAAAATAGACCAAGTTGATTATTAATAACCTCATTTCATACAGGGACGTTTCAAAACGTTTTTGAGTGTATGAGGGTACTATCCGTCACCTAGTGATAATATTTCAC